CTTAATTTTATTCTGCTTTTCGATTGAAGAATTATATTTAATTATTATTTTAGAGGTTTATTGATTAATTTACTAATTGATTTGCAAATCGATAGAGCAGATTAATCTGCTCTATGCGAAGATACTGAAGCATCCAAGGTTATGTCGCACTTTAGGTTGTTAAAAATGCTGTCGCATGGCGGTTGGTAGATAGTTTTTTATAGGAGTTTCCTATGATTTTATTATGTATAAATATTCATTACCAAAACCCATTATTTTTCCCTTATATGGGAAAGAAGGATTTGAATTAAGAAATAAAGCTCTTGAATTTGTTAAAAAAATTAAAGTAAGAGGTGCAGAGGCTGGAAATGAGGAAGAACAGACTTATGGGGTTTTAGCTCAAATGGTTATAAGGAAATTATTGGACATGCCTTTAGAACCACCAGAAGACCAAAGTAAAGGTTATGATTTGGTATTGCCTTCTAAAGTTAAAGTTGATATAAAATGTAGGGGCGGAACATTGCCTTTCAAGGAATTATATGAGGGAAGTGGAGATATAAAAAGAGAGGCAAAACATAATTTTTTTGCAAGGCAGATTTGGGATGAAAGATTAGACGCGGATATTTATTTAATGACCCATCTTGAAACCCCTAAACGAAAAGGTAAAAGTAAGACTCCTCTTCCAGGAACATTGAGGCAAAGAAAATGGAATCTATATATATGCGGATGGGTTTCAAAAATGAGAGTAAAGAAAGAAGGCGTCTATTTACCAAGAGGTTCTATAACTGAACAAGGTGGAAAATGGTTTGCTTATAGGGGAGAAGAAATAGAATTTTATAATCTGCATTTAAATGGATTTGAAGATATTAAAGAAATTTTTAAAATTGATATGAAAGATACTGAAGAAGATGGTAAAAAATCTATGAATCTTCATTTAACTTCTGTTGATGCTATAAGAATAGCTATGGATATGGTCGGGCATGGAATTATTGAAAGAGATGTAGTTCAATTCTTAAAAGATAAATTAGGTGTTAAAAGCAAAATTCCAACAATTATGCACTCAAATCAGTATCACCATTTATTAAAATGGCTTAAAGAAAAGAAGAAAGCAAAAGAAGAGGATATAAAGAAATTATCTGAAATTATGCAAGAAGTGGCATATTCATCGTAAATACATCTCCATTCTTTGGCTTATGCTCATCTACTAACTTCTTCTGACTTTTTTTATTCTTATATTCATTCATTGCTTTTTCTATTCTTTTATTGCAAATATCTATCATATTAATCTTATGTTTATGGTGCAAAACATTTTCTTTATTCAATTCCATACCTATAAAATCTCTTCCTTCAAGGATAGCCGAAACTAAAAAGCTACCGCTCCCGCAAGTATTATCTAAAATAATTTCTCCTGGATTGGTGAAAGTTTTTATTAAATATCTTCCTAAAGAAACTGGTTTTTGAGTTGGATGATAAACTTTTCCTTCTGATTCAGCGGTCTTAAAATACACAATATCAGAGGGGTATCTTTCACCATTACTTTTTACATGTCTTGTTTCAAATAAACCATAAGAACCTGTATGTTGGTCTTTTCTGAATCCTTTATCATATGATTCTCCTAATGTCTTTTGAGGATTATATGTCGGTTGCTTTTTATAAAAAATACAAATATCTTCATGTTTTCTTAATGGCTGAACTTTTACATTTAAGAAGTTTGTAGCTTTTGATTTTATCCATACTATTCTATATTTGAATAACTTTTCGTTGCTTAAAATTAACTTATGAGTAAATATGCCTTGTGAAGTTAATACAATAGCCCCTTTATCTTTTATTATTCTTTCATATTGTTTCCATAATTCATTTAATGGGATTATGGAATCCCATTCATTTTGTGTCGTTCCATAAGGTAAATCACATAATATCATATCTATGGATTTATCAGGTATATCTTTCATTAAATCTAAACAATTACCTTCAATTACTTTATTTTTAAAATCTTCAATTTTTGCCATTTTTCTTTTCTCCTTTTCTAAATATCTTTTTTGCTGTTTTCCAATAAGGGCTTTTGCATTTCGGACAGATTTCGGGTATATAACCTTCCTCTCTTGGTATCCAAGCATGATGACACCTATAACATTTATGACCTATAATAGAAACATTTACGCCAAACTCCCCTTTTTTCATACTAATACTGCGTTCTGCCATGTTTTTATATGTTTATATACTATTTAAGTATTTACCTTTTATAGTATATATGATTAAACAAAGTGTAAAGAGAGTATATACTTAATAGGTATATTCTATCGCCATAATGTTTATATACTCTATATTCCTATTAGGTATATAGATAAAATGGAACAAACAACACAATACCTCAAAAACTTTTCTGAATGGAGAAATGAAAGGGCAAAGCAGATATTAGAGAAAGGAAACCCTGAAAGTATAGATGAATTTACTTATTTAGTGCCTTCTCAAAATTCAGATAAGAAATATCATGTAACACATATAGATACTTATTCTTGTGAATGCGAAGATTTTAAGAGAAGATGTGCTGGAAAAAACCTTTATTGCAAACACATCAAAGCTATTCTTTTATTTGAAAAACTAAAGATAAGTTATGAAATAGAAGAAAAAGTAAAACCTCAAATAGAGTTAATTGTAGAAAAACCTCTTGATGATTGTTGCCCCTATTGTGCTTCTAAAAATATCATTAAGTTTGGAGTAAGACAAACACAAATAGGCAAAAAACAGAGGTTTAATTGTAAGGATTGTAATAAGAAATTTGTTTTAAGCCCTATTCCAAGAATTAAAGGAAATGCAAAATTAGTCTGCTTGGCTATGGATTACTTTTACAAAGGACTAAGTTATAGAGATATAGCAGACCAATTCAAGCAGTTTTATGGATTAGAATTACATCACGAAACAATAAGAAGATGGGTTTTAAAGTTCTCAAAAGTAATGGAAAAATATTCTAAAACATTAACCCCTAAAACTTGCGGTGTTTGGAATGCAGACGAAACTTTAATTTTAACAAAGAGAGGAAAAGATAAGAAAAACCCTAACAAAGAATACGATTATGTTTGGAATGTGATGGATAATAAAAGTAAATTCATTTTGGCTTCTCTCAATTCAGGTAGAAGCAGAAGTTCAAAAGACGCACAAAAAGTTTTTACAGAAGCATATAAAGTAAATGTTAAAATGCCTAATCAAATTATCGTAGATGGTTATAGGAGTTATGAAGATGGATGCAGAAAAACATTTAGGAATTGGGCGGGAGAAAGAAAGGTTAAATTTACATCAATTAAAGGGCATAGAAAAGAAACAAATAATAATGCTATTGAAAATTTGCATACGCATCAAAAGGAATTTCACAAAATCAGAAGAGGAGTTAAGGAAACTCAAAAATATGCAGATGGATTTAAGGTGTTTCATAATTTTGTCAGGAAGAATGTTAAGGATAAAACTACACCAGCAGAGAAGTGTGGAATAAGTATAGAAAAGAATAATAAGTGGGAAGGGCTTTTATTAGCAAGTTTAGAAAATGGAAGAACAACCCAAAATTGAAAGTTATGATGGAGTAACCAAGGTTCTTACTAATAAGGGAATAGAGATAACTTTCCTAAATATTTATGAAGCATTAGAACAAAAAAATCCGAGAAATGTTTTTTTAAGCGGACAATTATATATTGAAGACAGATTAGATACAGTTATCTCCATGTATTTTGGATATGATAATAGTATCCGCCATTCTTCCATTCTCCAATTTCTTAAATCCAAATATTGCGATTTCTTTTCAAAAACTCGATTTTTATCTATGTTAATTAATACCTACAAAATAGATAGAGAGGGAAAGCAAGAAATAATAAATTTTATTGAAAATGGAAAAATAATCTCAAGTTTGCAGACTATTGGAGCAGTTAGAAATTCTTTTCAACATAATCTTGTTTATGAAGATGCTTTCCTAAATGCTATCAAAGATGGGAGCAAGTTTATACTTATAGATAAGAAATTAGACACTTGTAATAGCTTGGATGACTTAGTTAAGAGCTTTAAGGAAGAAATTATATTACTTACGGCAGAATTGGATAAAATAATCTTAAAAGAATTTGCTACTCGCAAAATTGACATAGAAACTCTGAAAAAAGCCCTTGCAAGTCCCGAAAGCGACAAGAAAGAAGAAATTAACTAAAAGTCCCTAATCTGCGACAATCTTTCTATTGAAAGGTTTAAAAATAAAAGAGAATTCAATAAAAAATGAACTACCCCGCCCTAAAGGGCGAGGTATCAAATAATAAAAAACAATGGAATCACAAATCAACCCAAGGCTGAGAAGAACTGATGTAGTGCTTAACAGCATCGCTAGTTGTATTACCAA